GTCTTGTCTTACATAAAGATGACCTTATCGATATGGCTAAAAATATGACAGCATCTTCTAAAAATGGTACTGGTGAAATTAAACTTAAAAAATTCTCTAGTGATGGTACAACAATACCAATGATTAGGCAATACATAAGACAACAAATAGCTAGTGGTTTTAGACCAGATTTAATCACATTGGATTATATCGATTGTGTGACACCATCAAAGAAATTTGATGATGTTAATGCTGGTGAGGGTGCGGTTATGAGACAATTTGAAGCAATGCTAGCTGAATTAGATTTAGCTGGATGGACAGCAGTTCAAGGTAACCGAAGTTCAATATCAGCAGAAGTTGTTGAGGCTAACCAAATGGGTGGTTCAATCAAAAAAGGTCAAATCGGTCACTTTATTGTATCAATAGCAAAAACATTAGACCAAAAAGATGAAGGTACAGCTACAATGGCTATACTTAAATCACGTTTTGGTAAAGATGGTATGATTTTCCCTAATATCGTATTTGATAACGCTAGAATTCAAATCGAAATGGGTGATGCGGAACCAAATGGTCAAAATAGAACACAATACAAAAAAGGTGTTGAAGACCAAGCACAAAACAGAGTTAACGCAGTAATGCAAGCAAGACAAACTACAAAAAATAATTAAAATGGAAGAACCTATATTAAAACACAATCCAGATAGATTCGTAATTTTTCCAATTATACATCAAGATATTTGGGATTACTACGAAACAGCATTTGATGCTATGTGGACACAGAAAGAAGTGGATTTATCAAAAGATATAGACCATTGGAATAACAAACTAACAGATAACGAACGTTTCTTTATAACAAACGTGTTAGCTTTCTTTGCTGCATCTGATGGTATTGTTAATGAAAACTTGGCAGAGAACTTTTTAAAAGAAGTTCAGTATACTGAAGCTAAGTTTTTCTATGGGTTTCAAATCATGATGGAGAATATTCATAGTCATATGTATTCATTACTTATTGATACGTACATCAAAGATGCTGAAGAACGCACCAAAGCATTCAAAGCTATTGAATATATGCCACCAGTAAAGAAAAAAGCTGAGTGGGCTTTAAAATGGATTGAATCTGAATCATTCGCTGAAAGATTGGTAGCATTTGCTGCTGTTGAAGGGATTTTCTTTTCTGGTTCATTTTGTAGTATATTTTATTTGAAATCAAGAGGATTAATGCCAGGTCTTTGTGACGCAAACGCATTTATATCTCGTGATGAAGCATTGCATTGTGATTTTGCAATTCATTTAGTAAATAATCATTTGGTTAATAAACCGACACAAGAGAGAGTTAGAGAGATTTTATTATCTGCGTTAGAAATTGAGAAAGAATTCATTACTGAGTCATTACCAGTGTCACTTATCGGTATGAACTCTGATTTGATGAAACAGTATTTGGAATTTGTTGTTGATGGTTTATTAATACAATTTGATTGTGATAAAGAGTTCAATTCAAAAAACCCATTTGAATTTATGAACCAAATTGCGTTGAAAACAAAACAGAACTTTTTCGAAGGTCGTTCTACAGAATATAAATCAGCCGATTTAAGTGGTCCAATATCATTTGATGAGGAAATATAAAACTATAAATTATGCAAGTACTAAAAAGAAATGGAAACAAAATTGATTTTAATCCTAGTAGAATACTTACTAGGATTAAAAAACAATCAGAAGGATTGAAGGTAAATGCTGACGAAGTGTTTATCAAAGTTACACAAGGTATAGCTGATAACATGACAACAAACCAATTGGATGATTTAATTTCAGTTGTTGCTGAGTCATTAGCTATGAATCACCCAGATTACTCTAAATTAGCTGCTAACATAGCTATCAGTAAGTTACATAAAGAAACTGAAGATAACTTTATGAAAGCGACTAAAAAGATGTATAATAATGGGTTATTGAATGATGCTTATTATGAAAAAGTTAAAGATAATATTGATTTAATTGAATCTGTTATTGATTACAAAAGAGATTACCAATTTGATTATTTTGGTTGGTGTTCTCTTAAAGATATTTATCTATTGAAATTAGGTAATGGTGTTATTGTTGAAAGACCACAACACATGTACATTAGAGTTGCACTTATGATTACAAACAACCCAGTTGATTTCATTGAGAAATACAATGATTTAAGTCAACAAAAAGAATCACCAGCAACTCCAATAAAAATAAACATAGGTACTAAGATTGCACAAATTGCATCTTGTAACTTATCAATCGTTCCAGATGATTCAACTGAGGGGTTATTAAGTATGTTAGGAAGGTTATCAATATCATCATCTAAAGCTGAAGGTATTGGATTAGCTGTTTCTAATATACGTTCTAGAGAAACTAATGTTGGTAATTCAGATGGTAAGGCTGGTGGTATTTTAAAATACTTAAAGGTTATTAATGAAGCATTGAGATTTTGGAATCAAAGAGGTAAAAGACCAGGTTCTTGTGCCGTTTATATCGAACCATGGCATAAAGACATATTTGATGTGTTGGATATCAGAAAGAAAACTGGTGATGAAACATTAAGAGCTCGTGATTTATTTACAGCATTATGGATTCCTAATAATTTCATGAGAGCGGTTGAGAATAATGGTGATTGGTATTTATTTTGTCCTCACGATATCAAAGTAGCTGGTTTAAAACCATTGTATGAGATTTATGGTGATGAATACGAAGTTGAATATAATAAAGCTGTTGAAATGGGCTTAGGTACAAAAATTAAAGCACATGATTTATGGCTTAAAATTATAGAAGCTCAAATTGAAACTGGTATGCCGTATATGTGCTTCAAAGACCATGTTAATGAGAAATCTAACCACAAAAACTTTGGTGTTATTCATTCTAGTAATTTGTGTTCAGAAATTGTTCAAGTAACAGATAAAGAAACAACTGCTATTTGTACACTCACATCAATCCCAGTTCAAAAATTTGTTAAAGATGGTAAATATGATTTCGTTGAATTAGGTCGTGTTGCACGTTCTATCACAAAATCACTTAACATTGCTATTGAAATAAATGAGTATTCAACAGCTGAAGGTAGAAAAGGTGGATTAGAACAAAGAGCATTAGGGATTGGTATTCAAGGATTAGCTGATGTTTTTGCCATGCTTAAATTACCATTCACATCTTCAGAATCTAGGTTATTGAATAAAAACATATTCGAAACTATATATTTTAATGCTTTGAGACAATCATGTGACTTAGCTAAAGAAAGTGGTTTAACATATGCACATTATGAAGGTTCCCCAATTTCACAAGGTATATTCCAATGGGAAATGTGGGGTCTTAAAGAAGATGAGTTAAGTGGTATGTTTGATTGGACTGCGTTAAGAGAAGATATTATCAAATACGGTGTTAGGAACTCTCTTGTAACAACTTGCCCACCAACTGCTAGCTCAGCTCGTGTAATCGGCTCTAATGAAGCGTTTGAACCATTCACATCTAACTTATATGTACGTAAAGTAACTGGTGGTGAATTTGCAATGGTAAATAAACATTTAGTTAAAGATTTAGAAGCATTAAATCTATGGAACAGAGAAATTCTTAATGAATTAATCAAAAACGAAGGTAGTGTTCAAAACATACCAGTAGTTCCACAAGAAATAAAAGAAGTTTATAAAACAGTTTGGGAAATATCACAAAAATCATTGATTGAAATGTCAGCTGAAAGAGGTCCATTTATCGACCAATCTCAAAGTCTTAACATTTTCTTTGACACACCAACTGTTGGTAAATTAACAACAGCACATACGTTGGGTTGGAAATTAGGGTTAAAAACTGGTCAGTACTACTTAAGAAGTCAATCAGTTGAAAATAAAGCCAAACACTTAGCCATAGATATGGATAAGAGTAAAGCACCAGAAAAACCAGTAGATAGTCAATTCGAATGCTTTGGTTGTTCAAGCTAATAAATTAAGGTCCTTTATAGGACCTTTTTTTATTTACCATATTTACTTATAAAAATTAGATAGTATAATATTTATCTAATAAACAAAGTTATGAGTAGTGCTAAATATATAAATATAAATTTTCCCTTCAAGAACAGTGCTAATGGATTCTTCTTAGATATTAATTCAGATGAAGACGCTGCAATAAAAGCTGACCTAATGCATTTAGTGCTAACTAGAAAAGGTCAAAGACTTTACTTACCAGATTTTGGTACTGAATTAGTTAGGTTTATATTTGAACCAAATGATGACATAACATTATCAATGGTTAAAGATGAAATTAAAACAGTGGTTAAAAAATACCTACCTAATTTATCAGTAACTGATATAACAGTAACAGAATCAGAGCTTAGTGAATACGCTGCTGTTGTAAATATAAACTATGTAATAACAGACGGAGTTTTTCAAACAGAGGACTCTGTAACAATTAACCTTTAATTATATACTTTTTATTACCACAATCGTATATTCTATATAAACCTCTGTCTAACATAATATGATGCTCTGATTTAGATGCGTCAAATCCTTCTTTAACTAGAACATCCTTTCTATATTTAAACCTATATTCTCTTTTTTTATTAATTATATAGAAATAGTTTGGTTTTGAATCATGTATATGTGTAAACCCTAATTTTTTGTATAAATCACCTTGACTCCATCTTCTATCAGCATAACTAATTATTTCTTTTGGGTTATATGTCTTTATAAAATGTTTTAATAGTTTATCAGCACCACCAATAACTGTTGTGTTTAATTTATTACAGAATCTAAGTAGTTCGTATTGATTTGAGTCACCACCCATCATTACTCTACCTTTACCAAATGTCATTAGAC